GGCTCTTAATCCTCCAGCTCGTACTAATTATGATACCTTTAATGTGTATTGGAAAACTTGGTATGACACTAACTTTGATCCCTATTCTCGCAAGGTTGAATTAACTCTTGTATTAGATTATGTTCAAATGTTGACGGTAAAATTTAATAACTACTATTTTATTAAAGACGCGTGGTACCTTATAAACAAAATAACCGACTATATTGCAGGTCAAACTACTCCATGTAAAGTTGAACTAATTAAAGTAGGTAATGGTATTGGCTTAACTATTCCGCCAATCGGTGGTCAAGGTTATCCTCATGGTCTGTGTTATACCAATCCAACTATATTTGATGTTAGTTTTTGTACTGCTTATTGTTGTGCACAAACTGGCCTAACTGGTCTTTACTATACCAATAATGTTGTACTTGCTTCATCTACGATTGTATGGCAAGATGAATTTAAAACCAATCCAGCTAATCCTGGTTTCTATGCCTCAGCTGGCGGTACTGTTTTTGAAGTTGGTAATGGTGGTTATATTACCGAATTCTTTGATGGAGCTGAATGTGAACCTTGTGTTGGACCAACCCTAACCTCATTTCCTAATTGCTGTGGATCCTCTACTCTTTGTGGATCTTGTTGTTGCGCTGATGGAATTATAAATCTTTGGGGAGATGGTCTAACTCTAGACACCTGTTTTAATATCTATACAAATTCAATTGGCACAACTACACCAAATAACGGTTGGTATACTGATCCAGACAATCCAGGTTTTGCAGTTCAAATTGAAGGTGGAGAAGTTTGGTCAATTGGTGTATGTAGTACATGCGAATGTGCTCCAACTACTCCACTATTTGAAAGAAACGCATATTATGGAAATCTAGACGATGTTATTTGCGATATTTGTACTATTGGTAATACCTTAACTACAATTTGGTTAGACACTGATGATTGGTCAACTGCGACTACCATTTATTCAAGTAGTTCTACTGAGACACCAGTTGGTGAAGGTTACTGGAGAAACCCAGATGACTCTTCTCAACTTTATGAGACCGATGCAAGTGGTGCTATTATTGGAACTGAAAGTTGTGCAGCTTGTACAGCTATCTACTATTATCAAACAGCCAACTGTAGAGTACCTGAATTAATACAATACTTCTCTTCTACTGTACCAGTTGCAGTTGGTCAAGTTGTAAGTTCAGCTCTATTCCCAGGTCAGTGTTGGTCGGTTACAGGCGATACCGCAACTTCTCCTTATCCACTTGATGTAATTCATGATAATTGCGAATCATGCCTAGAGACTTGGATTTGTAATTGTGTAGAATACCAAGTTGAAACCTTTACCAAATATCCAGGTTATATTTCCTATACTGACTGTACTGATGGAACTCTTCAATTCCAAGAAATTATACCAGGTAGCACCTATAATATTTGTATGTGCGAAGGTAGTGCTGGAGTTGTTGAAGGTAACCTTACTATTGTTCCAATTGGTACCTGTGTTACTCCACCATGTTATGTATGGAATCTAGTAGTTGATGCTGGCCCAGATGCAACAATTGAATATGAAGAGTGTACAACTGGTTTAACCAAATCAATTACAATAGACGCAGGTGGAGAATACCAAGTCTGCGCAGTTGATGGAACGGTTACAGTAATAAGTGGAAGTGCAACTATTACGCAAGGCCCACTCTGCGGATAGTTCAATTTTTAAAAAACAGATATCTAATACAAATGGAATCAATTAAAACCGAAGAAGAATTACTTCTAGAATTACAGGAACACTTAACAAAGGCTAATTCAATGATGCTTGAGTTAATAGACCAAAACTCACCAGTTCTAACTAATGGACTGGCTGATCAGTTAATACAATCTTTTAAGGCCAATATTGACCTTAATCAAAATACCCAATAATCGATGGCTAGTAAGAAAGATATAGATGTTAACATAAACGCCAATGTCAATACAAGTGATATTGACAAACTGAATGCTAAGATAGATGACATTGGTAAATCCGTTAAAAATAGCGAAAAGGCTACCCAGTCATTAGCTAATGGATTTAAAGGAGTCGGTCTTGCCATTAAAGCAGCAGGTATTGGTTTACTCTTAGCTGCTTTTAATACTTTAAAAGAGGCCTTTATGGCCAATCAAAAAGTAGCAGATGGATTTGCTGCTGTTATGGGCACAATTACTAGTGTTGTAAGTCAAGTAGTTGAAGTTATTTCAAAAGTAATTGAAAAGGTTAGTAAATCCAGTAATGGTTTTGAAGGACTTACTAAAGTAATTGGTGGTCTAATAACTATTGCCCTTACTCCATTAAAAGCCTCGTTCTATGCAATATCATTAGCAATCGATGGTGCTAAACTTGCTTGGGAAGAGTCTTTCTTTGGCGATGGAGATCCTAAAGTAATCAAGGCGCTAAACGAAAGAATTGCTAAGACTGGTGAGTCCTTAAAAAAGGTTGGCACCGATGCAATTGATGCTGGTAAAACAGTAGTCACAAACTTTGGCAAAGCAGTAGGTGAAATCGGAGCAGTAGTTGAAGGTACAATTGAAGGAGTTTCTAAAATTGATATTAAGGCAAGTTACGAACAAAGTAAAGCACAGATTTCTGCTGCCAATAATGCTAAATTAGCTGAGGCCGCTGCGGCTAGACTTGCTGCACAATACGAAACCCAAGCAGAAAAGTTAAGACAGTTAAGAGATGACGATACCAAGAATATAAAAGATCGTATCAAAGCCAATAATGATCTAGCTGAAGTTTTAGACAAACAAGAAAAGGCGATGTTAGCTGCAGCAAATGCTCAAGTGGCTGCCGCTGCTCAAACTCTTAAACAAAATAAAAATATTGAAAATCAAGCAGCACTAACCAATGCCTTAGCCGCTAAGGACCAAGTGCTTGCTGATATTGAAGGTAAACGTTCAGAACAAAAGCAGAATGCAATTAATCTAGGCAAGGAAGAGGCAGCAATGACTCAAGCCAATATTGATGGAGATGCTGAGCGAGCTTTAGCCCAAAAGAAATTTAATGATGAACGTATTCTTGATGAACTTACTAAACTTGAAGCAATTAAGAAAACTGCGGAAGAGGAAAGAGCTTCTGAACTACTTAGACTAGAAGAAAAACGTAAAACCTATGCTGAAGGAACCACTGCTAGAGTTGAAGCAGATAAGGAATACCTTGCTCGTAAACAAGAATTAGATAATGCTATAATTTTAGCAGATGATGCTATTGTAGCAAAACAAAAAGATAATTTACTAAAGCTTGAAACTGCTCAACTTGATTCATTATCAAAAATTGCGGCAAATACTAAATTAAGTTTTTCAGATCGTAAAGCCGCACTAGATGCAAGTATTGCTGAAATACAAGCCAGTGAAGTCCTTAGTGCAGAAGAAAAGGTTAAACTAGAAAAGGATACTAATGATAAGATTCTTGCCCTTAATAAAGAAAAGAATGAGGCAATTAAGCAAGGTATTGCGGGTACCTTAAGTGCAGCAAGTGATGTTGCTGGAGCAATTAGTGCAGTTAACGATGCTCAAATGGCAAAAGAACTTGCTGCAGTTGGAGATAACTTTGAGAAACAAGAAAAGATTAAGAAAGAATATTTCGAAAAGAATAAAAAGGTCCAAATTGCTCAAGCTATTATTGCAGCAATCCAAGGTTCAATCGGTGCATTTACTTCATTAGCCGCAATTCCAGTAGTAGGACCAGTACTTGGTGCTATTGCTGCAGCTGCTGCCTTGGTTGCAGGTTATGCGAATGTTGAAAAGATTAAAGCTACTCAATATGTCGGAGGAACTCCTCCAGGTGGAGGCGGAGGAGGCGGAAGTACACCACCACCTGCTCCAAGTATGTTTGCTGGTGGAGGTTATGTAAGTGGTACTGGTACAAATTCATCAGACTCAATTCCTGCTAGACTTTCAAATGGTGAATCAGTAATAAATGCAAATAGTACTGCAATGTTTGGTGGATTACTATCCCTAATTAATGAAGCCGGTGGAGGTAAATCTTTTGCTGATGGAGGAATGGTAAATGGTAGTGGAAACATAAATACCCCAGTAATTAAAACCTATGTAGTTGCATCAGATATGACTAGTCAACAAGAGGCAGACTTTCGTATAAAACAAATAGCAAGACTTTAAATAACAAATACAAATGGAAAAGAAAAATAAATTAATCGAACTAGGAATTCTACCTGAGGTAGCAGAATCTGGTGTAAGCAAAATATCGCTAGTAGAAGATCCTGCAATTGAGGCAGACTTTCTCTATTTCAAAAAAGAAGAATTGGCAGAAACCAAAGTTTCATTTGATTTTGATGATACCCTTTCTACTGCAAGTGGTCAAGCAATGGCTCAGGCCAAAATAGATGCTGGCAATGAGGTTTACGTAATCTCTGCAAGATCAGATAAATCTGGTATTTTAGAAGTTACTGACAAATTAGGCATAGATCCTTCAAAGGTATTTGCAACTGGTTCTAATGGAGCCAAAGTTGCTAAAGTAAAAGAATTAGGAATACAAAAACATATCGATAATAATCAGGATGTGATTGATGAGCTTGGGTCAATTGGAGAGAAGTTTTCAATAGATACTTCAACTCTACCACCGTATGTGGACGAGGTTCCTAGAAAGGACGAGGTAGAAACTCCTCAACCTGATTGGAGTTGGAAATTCTCAGATGAATTCCTAATCGCATTAGAAAAATTAGGGTCAGAACTAGGATTCACCGAAGATCAAGTTGAAGTAGTCGATGCCCATAAATTTGCTGATGCTAGAGCAATTAAAGATTCAGAATATACTCCAGCTAGACAACAAACCTCAACTGATCCAGAAGAGTTTGTTTGGAAGTTTGCAAGTTCAAGAGTCTCTACTTCAGGATCAAGAGGATTTTGTCGTACTATGATGTCGCTTAATCGTTACTATTCTAGAGAAGAAGTAACCCTATTGAATAACCTAAATACTGAGTTTGGTCCAGGTGGAAATTCAAATTACTCAATCTTTATGTATAAAGGCGGAAGTAACTGCCAACATTTTTGGAGAAAGTATAGTGTTAAAAGAGAAGGTTCTCGACTTAAAGTTTTACCAGTTGATATAGACTCTTCATACGAAGAGAGAATGGCGGCTACTGCTCCTAGAACCTTAACTGGTAGAGGCTATGTAAAAAGTCCACAAAACTCTTTACCAGGTTTGGCAGGTCGTTCTGAGTTCTCACGTATACTTAAATTTGAAGATGAAGAGAAAGGAATACTAGTAGGTCCTTGCATGATACCAGACATGGAGATTCCAAGACTAGACGATAATGGTCAACCTTATAGTGTTACCTTTTCAGCAGAGACTATTGCAGAAATTGCAAAGAAGTACATGAAGGAAGCCCGCACCAATGATGTTAATCAAGATCATATTGAAACCAAAGATGCCGGTACTTATGTGTTTGAGACTTGGTTAATTGAAGATCCAGCAACAGATAAAGCAAATACAGTTTATGGTTTTAATTTCGTTAAAGGAACTTGGATGGTAAAGATGCAGATCGAAGATCCTGAGGTTCGTAGAAGAGTAAAAGCTGGCGAACTTAAAGGCTTTTCAGTTGAAGGACTTTTTTCAGATATGGAAGAGATTGAAGCTCAACGTAAGTACACTAAAATCAAGAAGATTTTAAAGGGTTAATTAAACCTTAGTATAAATTGGAAATCTATTTTTAAATTGACCAGTCTTTTTAATTAGACCTGAATCTTCTATTTTAAAGAATGTTCTAACACTACTTGCGTTAATTAAATCCTTTCGAGTAAATTCGTTTGGCATAATTGAAACAATTATACTTAATTCATTAAAGAACTCAGGATTATTTAAACATCTAATAGTATGCCTATTAATACTTGGACCGGTTCCTTTAAGATCACAATATTTACATTGAGTTTCTTTTGCAGTAGATTTTATTCCACCAAGTGACATGCATTTATTCCAATGACCATTGGTCTTTTGAGTTTCTCTACCTTTATCTGCAACTTTTAATAATTGACCACTATCTTTTGCAAGTTTTCCATTTTCACGTTGAATCTCTCTACTTACTGAATATTTAGAGTCTCCTAAATCTCCATTCTCTAAACCCTTTAGAGTTAATGGTTTACCAAACGGTTTTTCCATAATGATTAATTAGAGATAAATTGATTGTCACAATACATTTCCCAACGAGTAGGAAAGGTCATACGTATATCTGCAATTTTTGTACAGACTCTAGGAGAAATATCAGTTATTACTTTATAGTTCTTACGAACATATTTAATAGTATCTTCAATTACGTCTTTTGGAAATCCACCTTCTTTAACTGAACACGATTCTCCAAGCATATCTAATTCTTCAACTAGATGCAAAGTGTACATTAGTTTCTCTTGGTCGTTTAACCATACTGGAATCTGAGTAAATCTAGAACTAATTGCATTCCAGTGTCCTTTGGCTTTATCTGCAATATCTTGGATAGTATCGTTAGTAATCCAAATGATAGCTCCTTGAAAATCAAATTCCATTGGGACTTCATTTTCTTTCATTAGTTGATTGGCTGAAGCTCTTTGCCAACCTATCATTCTAGAACCTTTAGTTGGTTCAGTTGCTCCTTTAAATAGATCTAAAATAGTAGATACTTCACCTTTACTTTTATGGATAAGATCAACGTCATCTAATACTAAGACATTGCCAGGTTCTCTATTTGCATATAGAATACAATATAGAGCAGCAGAAGTAATTGAACTACCTTTAATATATTGAACGCGATCCTCTGCATTAATATCCTTAAAGGCTTTTTGAACAAAGAAGGTTTTTCCCATACCAGCATTACCGCTTACTAGGAGACCTCTACTTACTGATTCTTCGTTTGTAATAAACATTTCGGTCATCATCTGAACCGTATTGAATTTGTCCTTGACTTCTTCAACAATCGGATTGAGTTGTGTTTTCATATAATTAATATACCACTACCCTTAAAATATTGGCTTGGAAAATGTCAATAGTCACTCTATTTGTATTTAAGGTTAAGAGCATAAAAAAGCTCTGTAAAAAAATCTAAAAGGAATGAGTAACTACAAGTTAAAGCTTAACCAGATTAGAGAAGTCTTGAATATGCCAATCAAGTTTGAAACGGCAACACTACAAGACGGAACTATTGTTGAAGTTGAGAAATTAGAAGTTGGATTCCCTGTAATGATTGTTGCTGAAGACGGAAGTAAAACTCCAGCACCTGAAGGTTACCACACGTTAGAAGACGGTACTAAAATCAAAGTTGATGCTAATGGCATGATCTCTGAAATTGCTACTGCTGAAGCTGAGGTTGCTGAAGGTGAAGAAACTGCTACTATTCCAGTAGCTGCTGCTGTTGAAACTGAAGTTGAAGTAACAAAAGAAACAGAAACTCCAATCAAAGACGAAATTGCTGCTAAGATCGAAGAAAAAATGGCCATGTTGTTCGCTGCTATCGAAGAATGTGCTACTGAAATTTCTAAGGTTAAAGAAGAAATGGGAGCTATGAAAACCAAAATGGAGAAATTTGCTAAAGCACCTGCTGCAGTAAAGATTTCTAAATCACCCGAAGTAACCGGAGCTATCGACACAATCGAGGCAAGAGTTGCTGCACTTAAAACATTACGATCAGAATTCGTAAAATAAAAATCAAACTAAAAAAAAATTATTTTAAATCATGTCATTTAATTTATCTGCCCTAAGTACTTATACTGATCAGTTGTCTACAGACCTAATCAGTGCTGCTCTATTGAAGAGCTACTCAGTTCAAATGTTGACTCTTCGTGCTGGCTTAACTGCTGGAACAACTGCAATCAACGTATTGAACTCTACAGTTGATATCAAAGATTCAACTTGTGGATTTGGTTCAGGTCAAACTGGAACAAACTCTACTAACTTCTCTCAAATCCCGTTAGTAGTACAATCAAAAATGTTGAAAGAGCAACTTTGCCCAGAAGATCTTCGTAACTACTGGTTATCAAGTCAACTTTCTCCATCTGCTTATCTAGAATCAGTTCCTTTCGAGAAATTGATTGCTGATAACAAAGTAAACAATATTGCTCAATTCGTTGAAAATTGTATTTGGCAAGGTGATGGTTCTACCTTAGACGGTCTTATGGATCAAATCACAGTTGCTAATGGTGCTACTTGGTCTGGTAACGTAGGAGCTGGTGTTACTGTTCCTTTAACAGTTGCTACCGCTGATGCTACAATCTGGGCAATCATCGGTCAATTGTCAAATGCTCTTAAGCAAGAAAACGATCTAGTTATGTCTATGTCATATTCTAACTACGCTATCGTTGTTCAAGCTTTACAAGCTAAAGGTAATGCAATCATTGCTCAATACCCTAACATCACTAATGCTGCTGGTGTTACTGGTCCTTCAATGTTCGTTTATCCTGGTACTAACGTAACTATCTATGCTGCTGGTGGTATCAACGATAACGACTACATCTGCTTAGGCCCTAAGAAATACATGTTCTTTGGAACAGGTTTGTTAGACGATCAAGATAGATTTAAGTTCTACTACGATCCTTCACAAGATATCGTAAACTTTATGGCTAAATTCCGTTTAGGAACTGCTGCTTACGCTTCTCAATTCGTTTCAACACTTTAATAAAAACCGAGAAAGGGGAGTTTAACGACTCCCCTCTATCAAACTAAAAAAATCTTAAAACACATGTCTTGTTTAATAAATGATATCATTGCTCTAGATTGTATGAACTCAATCGGTGGTGTGAAAGAGATGTATGTATATGCTGGAGATTGGGATGCTAACGTTGTTACAACTGAAGTAGCTGGTGAAGTAACTGCCTTAACTGGTACAGGTACTTTCTACCAATTCTATCTACCAAAAGATACTGCATCAACTACAGAGTCTATTAACGTTTCTAACGTTAACGGTACTGTATTCTACCAACCAGAATTGACTGCTGTATTCCAGAAATTGGATGCTGCTAAACGCAATCAAATTCTTTTACTTGCTCAAAACCGTGCTCTTCGCGTTGTCTTCGTCGATAACAACAATGTAAGTTGGTTAATGGGTGTTGAAAGAGGTTGTGTAATGTCTGCTGGTTCTGGTGCTACTGGAACTGCTGTAGGCGATCTTAACGGATACACTATCACTCTTCAAGGGCAGGAACCATCACCGATGGTTCCATTAGCTGATGATCTAGCGAGTTGTATTTCTGGCGGTATTACTATCGTAACTACTTAATCCTATACCTTAGGAATCAAAGAGGGTCTCTGCTTGTGCAGGGCCCTTTTTTTGTTTAGTGAGTGTCAACTATGAAGTTTTTTATATCTAATACTAAAATAGTGGAAGTCTCTTGATTAATTTAAACAATCTCAGCCAAAACTCAATTATTGTCTACATTAATACACTTGCTGTAGAGAATAATCCTTGGAATACTAATAACTTCTTATTCATTTTTAAGAATGGTTTTGCTAGAGAACCTATTGCGGTAGTTCCTAATATTGTAAAGCAGAATCCTCGATATACTGAATTTGAAATTACCTTAACTGTTACAAATGCACAAGATCCAATAAATGGTATTGTTTCGCTTAGTCCTAGTGGTAATTGGGACTATGAATTATGGGCAGTTAATGCTCCTTCATTAGATCCTGAACCAGGAGTCCTAATTAACAGAGGCCAAATGTTTCTTGAGAATGGATTTCAAGAAATACCCGATGTAACCTATATTAGTGATAATGAAAGTAGCAAAAGCGTTGTCTACTTAACCCGAAAACCAAATGAATGTGCAGTATGGTCTACCTTTCCAGACGTATGGAACCTAAGTACACTTGTTTGGAATAACTGTATATAAAATTAAAGAACCAGAATGGCCAATTTAACCGGAAAAACAATATACCAAACTTATCCTTCCCTTGTAGGTATTGGTAGCTCAGGAACGAGCGGAGTCTCAGGAACTCCACAAAAATTAACTGATGGATTGGGAGTAGAAATTCCAATCGAAGTAAGTACAAATGAGGTTAACATAACCGCTGATACTTTTATTGCAAAATCTTTTGATA